CTTTTTTATCTCTTGATGCCATTACTTTTTATTCTTAAGTTCTTTATAAAATTTATAGACTGTCAAGCAAGCAACGATTGTTCCTCCGGTATATGAAAGAGCTTGCATACTTTCGATTACAATTGGAGGAAGGTGAATGTTGTTATAAGATGATACTAGATGAGCAAATAATATACATGCTCCAGTAGTTAATGTGCTAAAAAACATCATTAGTGGTGATGAGGTATTAATTTCTGCTGCCATTATTTTGTTTCGTTGCTTGTTAGTATCATAAATCAAAAGTTATTTCGTTAAACTTAAATGCCATTTATTTTATTATTTTGCTTACTTAAAAAATCTAAACATTCATCTATATTATCATATACAACAGCATTAAATAATGTATCATTTAATAAAAAATTAACTACTTTATTTCCAATTACTATTTCTAAAGAATAATTATCCACTTTATTAAAAGTAAATTCTTTATGTAATTCTTCTTTATATTTTAATACATCTGTAATCTCTATAATCTCCATTATTTTTCCATTTTTATTGAAGAAACCAAAAACTGGTCGCCTGTATTACCTAAATTAATTGCAAAAATAACGTGTAAAGAAGCTAAATTAACGGTTACATCTGCATAATTACTAAATGCAGCATAGTCATTTAATGTACTGCTTAAACTTCCTTTAACTCTAATAATTGTACTAGATTTTACAATTAATTGCCTTCTAAAATCAACAATATTTAACCCACTAAATCCGTAAGTGTATATGCCTATTTGAGTGGCTCCCGATAATGATGCACTTGAGTTTAAATAATATCTAATTGTCGCAGCCGTAGAACCACTAACCCTCACAACATCAGAAATTAATTCTGCTATATCACCAGAAGAAAGCTTGTTAGAAATATCTTCTGACCATATAATAGTATTAGTTAAAGTGCCTGTGTGTATTGATGTGTTAGTTGTGTTACTGAATAAAATTTTTTTAACTGATAAACTTGTAGCCCAATCATAAACAGCTTTAACGCTTGGATATTTAGTGTTGCTAGCTTGGTCTGTATTTACATCTGTACTTTTATTAGTTATATCTTCTTTACCACTTATTGCAGTTGTTATTTGTGTTGCTACTGCACTAGTAGTTGTGTAAATAGTATCAAAAAAAGTTTTAATAGCATTTATGGTAGTTTTAACAGTTGTTGAACTTTGAACTATTGGTAATTCTTCAGTACCTCCTAAAGTGGTTCCACTTGTTAAGTCTGATATTTTTTTATCTGCCATTATAATATAATTTTACTTCCATTTTCTTGTAGTAAATAATCTCCGTTTTTCTGTAATAAATAACTAAATCCTTCAACTACAATAACTTTAGGTTTAGTTCCTATATTAATACCGTTTTTCTCAAAATAATTATTTACATAGTTTTTTTCATATGTTAATGTTAATATATTACTATTAAACTCTTCACTAATAATACTATCTAAAAAAGTGTTATTTTGGATAAGTTCATAAACTTTTGAAACATCTCCATAATATTGCAAAGATAAATCAAAAAGTGTTTGTTCACTTGTTATTGTTACTACTTTATTTAATGTTTTAGCGTTCTGTTTAGCCTCAAATTTAACTACTTTTTTAGGAGTGTAAACCAAAGTTAAACCAGTTAAGTCCATACCAATATCTGTAATATTTGGATTTTCTGATATTAAGTCATAAACCAAACTAGCATCATTATAACAAAATAACGCTAAATCAAAAATAGTTTGTCCGTTTATTACTTTAACTTCTGATTGCATCTATACTATATTCAAAATCTTCATTTGTACCCTTAACTAATACTTGGTTAACTTTATAACCATCCGCTGCTAATTGTATATTAATAGCTCGTTTTAATGCTTCTTGTTGACCACTTGATGCTATGTATTTTTGTATTCCTACACCCATTAAAGGAAATTGTTTCCAATGCCCTAAATCAGTAATACAAATTAATTGTATATGTTGCATATCTGAAGATGATACTTTAAAATCTCCGTTTTCAATGACTAAATCAAAGTCATCATCTAGTTTTATATCTTTAACTTCCATTTTTATAAATCTTCATAATAATTTAATGCAGCCGTAACACTTGATGCTGCTCCACTTGTAACTCTTGCACCTACTGTTATAGCTAATGTCGGTGGTATTCTTATGGCTAATTTTTCTAAATCAATTACAGCATTTCCACCACCTGAAATTGTAGTAGATGCTAATAAAGTACCATTAGTATATGTATTAGCTGTTGTATCAATATCACCAACTAAGTTAGTACCAGCACTTGTAAAATTACTATTTATAGATGTGAATGTATTTCCAGTATCTACACAGTAAAAATTTATATTATCTGCTTGTGTTGATGCTAATAATTCAGCTTGTGTATCTGCTATACCTTTATTATCTACTATTCTAATTGCCATTACCGTGTAAAACTGTTGTGTTTTCTAAATCCGCTTCTATTGTTGGTGTTAATGTTTGTGTATCTGGAACTACTACAGGTGTAGTTGTGGAGCTTCCTGCCGTTACTCCTGCGTGAGTGTGTAGATTATACAATGTCATGTGTTGATTAAAAGCATTTTCTAAATTATTTAATTTAGTTGTTAATTCCGCTACCCTTATCAAACCCCCATAGTTAGTACCATTTAATTGAATTTCACTAACTTTACTAACCATAGACACATAAGCAGAGCTATCAGATAAAAAACTAACTACTACAACACTATCAACTTCAGGTATTAATAAAAATCCATTTTCAATATTAGCCATTAGCCTAACCTCTTGTATATCAGCATCGCCATTAATAGGAACACAATAACAAGTTAAGTTAGTTAAATCTACACTATCAACTGTGCAAACTTTACTAAATCCATCGTTATTTTGTTTTGTTATGCTTCGTAAAGCGTCTATTAAATCTTTACTCATTATCCTACTTTTGCCCCTAATGTAAATATTTGATGATTGCCACTATCAACACTATAAACTCTTTTTACTTTCTTAATTAAATACGTTCCATCACGCTCAGGTAATTTAACAGAAGTTAATTTAATTCTATCTCCATGTTTCATTACAGGTTCGCCAAACGTTTCTACTTCACCTCTATAACCTGTATATTTATTTTCTTTAATCCATTCTTTAGCAGCAAATTCTAGACTTTTAGCATCCATGTTATATTTATGGATTGTTATTTGGTTTCCATCTGGGTCGCCAAATTCAATAGGGTCTGATTTTGTGTTATCAGGAAACATAGAAATAGCTACGCATTTTATTCTAACATCTTCTGCTCTTTGCCATTCTAAAGTATCGCTATTTATAATAACTTCCTCCATTTTAAATTCTGCTTCACTTGTTACACTTGCATCATTGGCAAAACCAACGTGTAAAACTCCATTTCTAAAATAAGAATATAAACCGTATTCAGATTTAAGTTTATCTAACACTTTTGCTGGAGATGCTTTTATAATAGTAAATTTTCCTAAATTAATATTATCTACGGTTTCAAAATCTATGTTTGGTAAACAATAATCTAAAAGTTCATTTAATTTTAATGTAGGCTGTATTGTTAATGGATGATATTTTAATGGTGCTTTTAAAATCCTTTCTTCTAACCCTACTTTACTAGGGTAATTAACAGTATATTGTTTTAGTAAATACATTTCATCTTCACACTCCAAAACAGTAGGCACATTAGAACCAACGTTTTTAATATACCCTGTAAATACTTTAGTTATATTTGGTACATAACCTATACTAACTTCTATTTTATCTCCACGTCTAAATATTGGGTTATCTCCATTGAATAAAGGTAATCCATCAAATGTTAATTTTCTAGGAATAACTATTTTACAAGTATCTGTTAAATTCTCATAACTACTTTCAATCTCAATAGAATGAACAAAGTTAAAGCTAATATTTCTATTAGTTCCTTCGCTTGTAATTGATATTTCGCATTGTGCCTGAAACATTAAAATAAACTTCTTTGTGTAAATACATCCTTTTGTGTTTTACTAGAACTTAATTCTATAACACTATCTGAAAGCATATTAATTTCAACATCTATTATATTCCTTGCTCCCTCTCTTTGACCTACTTTATAACTCTCTACAACTACGCTAGTAATTAACCACTCATTTAAAAAGTTGCACGATACAGGTAAAGATAAAGGAGCTTTTAAATAAGCTACTAAACTGTTTAGTTTTGTAATATCTGGACGTTGGTTTGCAGTTTCACCAACAATAACACCTTTTAAATTGATTATATAATCTCCTTCACTCATATACTCTTTTACAGTTCCATCTGTACCTGCTATAGAAGTTTTAACTATGTTTTTAGTTTGATTAACTTCAATTAGAGCCGTTTCAAAAGTAAATGGAGCATCCAACACTACATTACCACCTCCAAACTCTTTAGATGCTGTATAAGTTAATTTATTACCTACTGAACAATTAAAACTAAATACATCAAATACAGGTAAACCGAATTTACTAGATTTTAATAAATCTTCATCAAATTGTTCGTTTGCTATTTCACTTTCATTAACTTTAAAAAACTTAGGTTTAATAAATGATAAACCTGCTTGTTTTAAAATTAGTTTAGCCTGTCCCTCTGGATTTGGTAATTGTTTTGGTAGTATATAATTTCCTTTTGCCATTATGCCATTGCTGTTAAGTTAACATCATTAACCGCCTCTAAAATTGCTTTACTAACTAATTCTTTTATTTTAGCAGTTCCTTCTGTAATATTTGTAGAATTAACATTTAAACTTTCTACTAATTTAGTTATATTGATAGTTAATGCTTGTGGTCTTTGTCCTGTTACTTCTGTTCCTGTTCCTAAAGATTTAGAAGTAGATTTACTACCTTCTAATCCTGTACTTTCTTTACCTAGAGATTTATTTTCTTTCATTCCAAATAAACCCATAGATTCTAAATTTTGCTTTCTAATCTCTTGTAAAATAGCTACACGTCTATTTTTTTCTATATCCCCCATTGAAGCATCTGCAAAAATATTTCTGATTATATTAGAAATTCTTTCGTTATTTGTAGCTGCACTTAATTTATCTTTAGAAGTATCTCCTAAATTTTTTTTCATTGCATCTGCATATTGCCTCATATCTTCATACCCACCACTCATAGCCTTACCACCAAACAACATATTAAATTTATCTCCAGCCCTTCCAATATATTTTTGATAAAAACTATATTGAGAACTTTCTGTACCATTAAATGCTTTATCTAATAAATTCATAGCATCAATACCTCTATTAACACTATCTAATAAATTATTTAACCAATTTGTAGTACTTGCTATGATACCTGTTTGAGATTCACCTATTCTAACTTTTAACTGTTCCCAATTATCTCCTAAGTTAGATAATTGACCACCAACTGTTTTAGATTGGTCTGCCATTAAATTAAAGAATTGACCGCCTTGTGAAGTCATATCTTTAAAAGCACCTTCAATATCTTTAAAACCAATTTTACCCGCTGAAACCATATTATTAATTTCATTGGTAGTTGTTTTTAATCTTTTTGCTAATGTTTCATAAATAGGAATACCACGCCCTGCAAATTGGCGTAAATCCATTAATGTTACACGCCCTGATGTTTTAAGTGTACCGTATAAATATGCAATATCTCCCAATGGCGCACCGATACCACTACTAACATCTCCTAATGTTCGCATAGTTTGAACAACATCACCTGCTTTAAAACCATAGGCTAATAATTGTTTACTAGCATCCTGAACCTCTGTTAATTGAAATGGTGTTGTTTTAGCTAAATTAACTAATTGCCTTTCTAAGGCTTTAGCAGCTCCTTCATTACCTAGTAACATAGTTTTTATACTAGCATGAAATTTTTGAGCATTATCTAAAGCATCAAATACTGATTTGGCAAAACCAGCTATTCCTACACCTGCAATAATGCCTTTCAAACCGCTAAAAGATTCTTTTAACTTACTCATTTTGCCATCTAATCCTTTTACTTGATTAGCTGCACCTTGCATAGTCTTACTAAATAAATCTTTTAATCTTAGTGTATATTCTAGGTTATTACTTGCCATCTATTTTTGGTATTCTAGTTCCGTTATATTCTAAACAATAATCCATTTCTGCTACTCTTCTACACCATTCTGTATCGCTTAATTTGTTTGGATTTTCTCTATAAAAAAAGCGGATAAGTGCATTATTTCTCGCTATCTCATCCGCCTTTATTTCACTTTTAAAAAACTCTATTTTTTTTTTAATACTGCTTGTTGCACTTTCAATAACTCAACCACACCTAATCCTGCACTTTCAATCGCATCATCATTATCAGTAACTAATTTTAATTCATCACCTCCAATGTAAAGAGCATTTAAACACGCTACTACTGCCTTATCAAATTTATCTTGATTAACAAGTTTACCAACAATAGAACGTGTTGTTTTGTCTGGTTTCTTTAGAAAAATGGTAGCTGTTTTAGAATCATCATCTGTATCTAAATAAACTAACATTTCTCTAACTGAACCATGTTTTTGTTTTAGTACTTCTAATTCTTGTTTTAATTCAATTTCTGTTTTCATATTTGAGTATATTTATACTGCAAATATAATAAAAAATTAAGATAAAAACTGAATATGTGAAATAATTAATTCTAATTCTACAGGGATTGAAGTATCTCCACTTGCTGAAGCTCTTTTATTATTCATAAAACGAACATTTTTTAAAACGTGTCTACGAGTAACTAAAGCTGCATCAATAAAAGCTACTGTAATATCAAATTCAGGAATATCCATAATGCGACCATTTGGTGCTACACTTTGAATATTCTCTAATTCCTCCATTAAAACAGTAATCTTTGCAGTAGGTTCTACTTTACCATATCCACGAGATACAGGGAAACGCCCTGCACCGTAGATGTTTTCCATTCCTTGTTTTTCTTCGTATTCAATATTTGTAATCCCGATAATATCAGCACCTAAAATATTTACTGCTATATCAGCCCATTCATACGATTTTCCGTTAACTAACGGTACTATATTATATGCCATGTCTTTTTATTTTTTAAATTGATAATGCAAACCCTATGTTAACTGTAATTGTATCTGCTACGCCAACTGGTACTAATTTAACAGCTATTGTTAATTCATTATCAGTTAATACATCTTGACTAGGGTCTATTGTTACTAAGAAAGCACTTAACTCATTATCTCTTTGCATTACTTCTAATGCTCTATCACATAGAGAATTAAAATAACCTATTGTAGTTTCTGATAACGTACCATCTGCATTTACTGTTAATGGACTAGCTAAACTAGGTAATAAGAATGTTCTTAAACCTCTGATAGCTTTATCAATTACTCTGTTATTATAAATGTAAGTGTAATCAGATGTAGCAGCTATACAAGTGTTAGGTTTAGTAAAATAAGAACCTGTTAAACCTACAAATTTCTTTAAGTAGTTGTAACCAAAGTTTTCTAAGTTTACTAAATTACCATCTGAAATAGATGTGTATAAATTACCATTAGCAAATGCTAAAACATCATATTCAGCAGCAGCTACATTAAATTTAGCTATCCATGCGATGCTTTCGTTTACTTTTGCTAAAGCTACAGCACCTAACATAGTACCCATACATCCGATGCTCTTATTAGTAGCTTTCCATAATCTAAAACCTACATTATCTCCATCTTGACCTAAACAAACAGATACATTTTTATTACTTAACAATTTAGTATTTGCTAAAGTTGTTAAGTCAGATGTTCCGCTAAATTCAGATTGGTACAATACTGAAGAAATTGTTTTATGATTGGTTTCTAAAGCATCTAAAACAGCCTGTAAGGTAGTTGTTTGTGATGTTGCAAATGCTGTTGTTTTTTGGTAAATACCTAATTGTTTAATTTCGCCTTGTGCAAAATTTTGTAATGTTGTAACTTTTGCAAATGTTGTAGCATCTGCTGTAGCCTCAATATCAATATATAATTTACCTTTTGGTTGTATTCTAAAGAACTCGCTAACATGGTAGTGCATAATAGCTATTTCAGAAGCTACACCTGCAACTACATTTTGCGTTAATGTTCCTGCTAATGTTCCTGTTGGAGTTGATACATAATGAGTTCCAGAGTTTAAAAATACACCTTGATTTTTAGGAGCTGTAATGGTTACTGTAGCTGTATTAGCAACTGCTGTAAAACCATGTGTAGGAGTTCCTAAATTAATTTCTGCTGCTAAACGGTCTGCTGCTGTAGAAGTACTTGTAACATCTGCTGTTACTTGTGTATAACTAGCTAAAGTAACTGTTCCTAAAGCACTTTTAGATGGTGTAGGGTTAACGCTATCAATAATAGCACAAGTTAAAACGTGTGTATCTCCTGCTGCACCTTTATTTGTAACAAGGAACGTCGCAGTACTAGCAGTTGCATCTGCACAAGTATCTACAATTCCTAAATCTTCAGCTTCTTCAACTGAATATACGATTTTAATTCTATCATTAGAACTAAAACCACTTGGCAAAGTAGCAGAGTAAAACAACATACCAGAAACATAATCCGTTCCTGCTAATGGTCTACCTAAACCGCCTTGTCCTTTATTAAATATAACATCATTTGCCATTTATAAAATATTTTTTAGTTTATTTTTTCTTTTTTGGTTTTTCTTCAGCCGTAACATCTTCTGCTGCATTTTCAGATACTTCTTTGCCATTTTTAACAACAAAACATCCAAGTTTATTGTTTTTAGCATATTCTTCAACGACTTTAATTTCTTCTTCTTTTTCTAGTAAGAAAATACCGCTATTACTTGTAACTACAACTATACTAGCTTTTTCTAGTTCATGTTTAGCTACTTCTTTTGCTTTTTTTAAATCCATTGTTAAATGTTTTTATATAAAGGGGTTACATTTAAGCAACCCCTCTAAGATTAATATTAAGCCTGTACGATTGCTACAACACCTACTTGAGATGTACGCATTTTAGAAGCTCCAAATAATTGGAAAGCTGAAACAATTGAACCGTAGTATTCAGCTACACCTTCATTAATCATTACTTCAGTATTACCCATTGCTTTAGCTACAAATGAAGGATGGTAAGCTAATGCACCTAAGTTATCAGTAGATGCAGGTGAAGATGGTACACCATTATCTCCTACTGCTTTAATAACTGGAGTTCCTGTATTATCATAAACAACTACTGTTGAACGAATCATAACGTCAAATCCATGAATACGAGTTACAACACCTGAAGGTAATGCAGATTGTCCGTAAGATTGTGCTTGATAAACGTCTGCAATTGCTAATAATTGAGCATTATACATACTTGAAGGAAGCAATAAGATACGACCAGAAGCTGGTACGTTTTCAGCATCTAAAATCGCTTTTGCAGATAAAATATCCGCTAATGTAATAGCGTTACGGTTACCTGTAGCAGATGGAGCTAAAGCATTTGTTGTTCCTGTACCAGTTGTACGAACTAAACGAGTTGAACCACTTGGAGCCCATTTGTATAAAGCGTTATTTACTAATGCTTCTTCTAATGTAGCGATGTTTTGGTTTAAAACACTCATACGTTTCTCATAAGATAAGAAAGCTGTTTCTTGTCCTGCTTCAATATGGATAGGCTCAACATAGTAAGTATCCATTGAATAAGTTAATTCACTATCAGTTCTTTGTGTGATAGTTGCAGGAAATGAACCTAAGTTTTTAGTAATTGTAGGATTTGCTCCTGCTTGTGGAACGTGAACTGTTTTGTAGTTTACGAATCCATCGTGATTTACTGCACGATTAATAATAGCGTTATCTTTAAATAAATTCTCTTGAATATCCGCTAACCATTGTTCTCTGTCTAATGCCATGATTTTTAGTTTTTATTGTTTTTTGTTATTGTTTATTTATTAGTCTACTTGAATTTTTGCACCACATGGATAAAAGTTTGTACCATTGTATAGGTATGCTTGTGACCAAGTTTTCCCAGCTACACCAGTTACTGCTGGGGCAATTACAGAACCCGCTAAAGTTGTTACTTCAGTTGAAGTTGTTTTAACTGTAACTAAACAAATAGCACCTGCTTTTAAAGTACTAGCCGCTGTTAATGATAATGTAGTAGCCGCTGTTAAAGTAGGTACTGCACTCATGTAACTCATTTGGTTAGAAATAGTAACTGCTACAGTTCCAGAAGCTGCTGCTGTAAATCCTTGAGCTGCTCCAAATGGGTAATTAATTACTTTTGATGTTTGAGCATTAACCGTAAATGCTAAACATACTGCTAAAATTGAGATGATTTTTTTCATGTTTTATTTTTGTTTTTTATAATGTGCGTTATACATTTCCGTGTAAATTTCAGGAGTTTCATTTTTGATTTTAGCTAAACCTTTAGCATCTTTTTTCTCCCAATCTCTAATAGTCCACTCAGAACGGTCTTCGTTTCCTTTGTTTGTTTTAATGTTTTTAACATCAAAAACTTTAACAGCGTCTTTAACATTGTTAATTTTAGAAATCATGTTAGCCACAAATTCAAAGTTGTTTTTTGCCATTTCAATAGTTGCATCTTTTTCATCTTCTGCAATCTTTTTTTCTTTAATAGCATTTTCAACTAATTCAATAGCTTTCGCTTCTTTTTCTTTTTCAGCTAATTCTTTAGCTTCGTTTTCTTTTGCTTTATACTCCTCAACTACACCATTTAAACGGTCTAATTCAGCTTGTAACTCAGCATTTTTAGCATCCTTTTCTACAATAGCAGAAACAATAGTTTCTTCAGTTGCTTCATTGGATAGTTTTAACACATTTGTTATTTTTTCCATGTTTGGTTTATTTATGATTTTATTATAAATTATAGCCATATTGCTAAGGCTTTCCGATTTACTAATTTTAATCTTTTTTGAACTTGTTATAATTTCATCTACTAATCCCATATTAAAAGCTTCATCAGCACCTAACCAAGTTTCTTTATCCATCATAGCAGATATTTCTTCAGCAGTTAGCTTTGTACGTTGCTCGAAAATTGTTACTAAAGTATTTTTAACTAAATCTAAAACGTTTTGGTCGTTACCTCCACTTGGATTATGTAGCATTAATGTACCAAAGTCTGCCATATAGCATTTTTTACCTGCCATTGCAATAACTCCAGAAATACTAGCGGCTAACCCATCTATATAAGTATCACAAGGCACTTTAGAATTAAGAATAGAAGATACTATTGAATATCCATCTAATACAGAACCTCCAATAGAGTTAATTCGTACCTTAATTTTACTACATTTATCTTGTAAATATTGCATTTCATAGGCAAAATCACTGCCAGAAATACCACTTACATAGCAACCATTTTCATCAATAGAGCTACCAATTTGACTATATAATAGCATAGTAGCTTCATTTTCTGATATGTTTTTAATGTATTTAAAATTCATAATACAAAAATAATTACTAAATTTGTTGCAAATAGTGTATAGTCACTACTTTATTTATATGGGTAAATCACATACAGAAATAGACATAAGAAACAAAATGCTAACTTATAAAGTTAGGGTAACAAGTAGAATATCTGGAGTTAATAAAAACAAATTCTTTTTAGACTGCATAAAAAAAGGAGTTAATGAAAACACTTTATTATTAAACATTATAGATATTCACTATTCTTTAATAGAACAGCAACCACAATTAAAAGAATTAGAATTTACAGAGTTAAAAAAACAATTACTCGAATTAATTAAATTAAAATAAAAAGCACTCAATAATGAAGGCTAATTAAGATAACAACATACTCAAATGGTTATCAAAAGAAGGAAAAAGTTATATTTCAATAACTATAAAGTTATTATTGTTAAAATCAATACCACCACCACCACCATTAGTGGATGCTATTTGTAATTTAATTACTTTGTTTGGTGCTACTGATACTAATGCCATACATGAACATACTTGTAAATGTAAATCTACATTTGTACCTACAATATCCAAATAAGATTCGCTAATATCTTTTTGAACACTATCTACTAATATTTTTAATTTACCACCATCACCTAAGGCAGAACCAGTAAACCTAACATTTGTTTTACCTTGTATTAACCATGTTCTAGTAACTCCATCATTAGGTGTTGTATATGTAGAGCCTGTTAAATCAATAAAAGAAGTACTAGTAGTATTTTGGTCTGGAGATTGATAAGTGAAAGATGTTTTGCCTGCGCCATAAGCACTAACTAAATCAGAGCTTGTAAAATCTCCACCACTTGCAACATCTGTAGCAACATATTTATAAATATCATGTACGCTACCAGTTGAACTATCACTAAATGTAATAGGGTCTGCTGTTGCATCCTGTGTTTTAGTCAATATAAAACGTGCTATGTTTGTAGCACCATTTACGGCTGTAGTTTCATAAAATTTACCACCGTAAAAAATCTCCCCTGCTGTTACATCTTTACCACTATCTGAAACAACGCATCCACTAATAACATAAGGTACTGCTAATGAATAACTACCTTTAGCTTGTGTAATTTGAGCCTTAATAATAGCAGCTTTATCTTCATCTAAAGCATCTTGTAAAAATTCTAATGAATGACCTGTAAACGGTTGTAGTTTATCATTTGCATCATCAATTTGTGTTGTACTTATTTTTTTCAT